CAAAGTATTGCTGATAGGTGATAGTTGTGAAGATGAGTACATCTATGGCAGGTGCGAACGGTTAAATCCCGAGGCACCTGTTCCTATTTTAAACTATTCTAAAATAGAAACTAAGGCAGGGATGGCAGGAAATGTATATCTAAATCTACAAGCATTTGATTTAGAAGTTACATTTTTAACCAATAATGAGCAGATAACAAAAACTAGATTCATTGAAGAAAAATCAAATCAACAAATGTTGAGAGTTGATAATGAATCTAGAGTTTCTCCATTAATATTACCTGTTATGACAAATGGTTTTGATGCTGTCGTCATATCAGACTATAACAAAGGATATCTAACAGATAAAAAACTATTTGAAATAGTTGAATCATCCAATGTTCCTGTTTTTATTGATAGTAAAAAAACAGTTCTTCCCGATAAAGAAAATTGCTTTATCAAAATAAACGACATTGAATATGATAGACTTCAACCTTATGATTATAAAAATTTAATTGTTACAAAAGGTAGTCAAGGATGTGTGTATAACCACACTTTATATCCTGCAGAGAAAGTAAAAGTCTATGATGTTGTTGGTGCGGGTGACACTTTCCTTGCAGCATTGACATATGGATATCTAAAGACAGAAGGTGATATATCGAGAGCATTATCCCTAGCAAATAAGGCAGCAGCAGTTGCAGTACAAAACCAAGGAACATACGTTTTGCAGAAAAAAGATGTCGAAAAAATATGTAATAGACGTTGATGGAACCATTTGCCATCACCCAGAGTATGTTGGGGACTACTCATCTGCAGTTCCATATGAAGAAAGGATTGCTAAAATCAATGAGTTGTACGATAATGGAAATACAATCGTTTACCTGACCGCAAGAGGTATGGGTAGATTTGATGACGATGCTGAGATGGCATCTGAGGTTTTTTATGAACTGACATTAGATCAGTTGAATACCTGGGGTTGTAAGTTTCATAAACTTGTTATGGGAAAACCATCAGGTGACTACTATATAGATGATAAGGCGGTAACCGACAATGACTTCTTCTAGACCCAGAGCAGGGCAAGATATTAAGTTCGTACCTAAAGGGTGGGGATTTGAAAAATGGATTGTAAATTGTGAGCAATACTGTGGAAAACTCCTTTATATTGCTAAAGGAAAGAAGTGTTCATGGCACTATCACAATAAAAAAGATGAAGTTTTCTACGTTCAGAGTGGAAAAATTAAAATTAAATATGGTTGGTCAGATAATCAAGAATTAGGTTCCATAGCAATTCTGGAACGTGGAGAAAAGTTCCACGTTCCAGTTGGTATGAGACATCAGATGTATGGTATGGAAGACACAGAATTGTTTGAATTCAGTACAGAGCATTTTGACTCTGATAGTATCCGTGTTATCCCAGGAGATACTCTTTGATAGTTTTGAATTTGTGGTTACTCCACTCTTTCTTAGCACAAGTATAAGTTTGATATTTACCTATTAAATGGTCGGGGAATGGAATGTATTCTATATCTCCACCATATTTTTTTATGCAGCATTCTGCTATGTATTGAAAACTCACAGGAGCACTAGTTCCAAGGTCATAAATTCCAGAACCCTTGTCATTGTTTAGAACAATATCGACAATATCATCAACACAAATAAAATCCCGTAAGAAATCCTGAGAACCTTCAAACAACTTTAATTTTCCAGTTTCTTCAATTTCTTTTGCAAATTTACTAACGGGACTTGCTTGGTTTCCCTTATGCTCTTCACCATCACCGTATACATTAAAGTATCTAAATCCTTGAATTAAAGAAAATCTATCAATATTATCTTGAACCCAATAATCAGTAGTCACTTTTGAAAGTGCATAATAATTAAGAGGATTGATAATGCCTTGTTCGTTTCCATATACGGAAGCAGATGAGGCATATTTTACTGGAATGTTATATTTTGCTGCTTTTTTAAATAACCACTCACTAAATTCAATATTAAAAGTAAATATTTCTCTAAGATTTGTATTTGTAGTTGATGACATTGCACCTTGATGGATGATGCATTCAACTTCTTCCCATTTATTGAAGTATGTTCTCCAATGCCAACTGTCGTGCTTTTCTACTTCAATAACTTCCTTTCCTTGCTTCTTTAGTGCCTCTAGGAACTTTTTTCCAATAAACCCCTTTGAACCTGTTAATACAATCATCTCACCTTTTTCCTCTAGTATAAATAATTTTAAATTTACTATTTAGTTCCATGGCTTTTGGCCTCTTAGGATCTGTTATACCAAATCCGAGTAAAAATACTGTTCTTTATATATCTGCCACTGACTTGATTGATGGGAAAGTTGCTATTTCTCACAAGAACTTTGAAGATGTAAAAGTAAGGGTAGCAATTACTACAGGGGCAGATAATTTAAACTATATTCATTATAATAGAGTTATCCCTGCAGGGCAAACTTTACAAACTAATGATTTGTTTTTTGGCAATGGACAAAAACTTGTTGTCCACTCAAGTCATGCCAATACACAGTTTCTCCTATATGGTGAAGTAATTGATGATACTAATGACTCGGGTATTCTCAGATCAGTAACCACCGAGAAGAATAAAAGAGTATTACTGTATGAAGCACCAGCAGACACTTCTACAGTAGTTAATATCAATGCTTATAACTTCCAATCATTTGCATCAAAAGCAAGACTTGGAATTACAAGTGGACCAGTTGCAGACTTTGAGAGTTCTGAATACATTGAATACAATGTAAAAATTGAACCAACTGATTCTTATGAAAGAAGAGGAATCAAACTTTCAAATGGTCAGAAGTTAGTATGTTCATCAGATGATGGTTCCAGAATTGGATTTACCGTTTACGGTAAAACTGATGAAGCAGCAGCTGGAGCAGCAGTAGGAGATGGAAACTTCGTCAATCTAACAGCACAAGGAAACTTCTCTGTTGTTGGTGGTGGAGCATCAATCACTGGAATCGTTACTGCAGCATCCTTTGATGGTTCAATTGATGCAGGTCAGTTGAGTGGAAGAATCAACTCAGCAGTAACTGGTGAGAAACTTGTATTTGGTGGTAACTCAGCAGTTCTTGGTGTAGCAAACACTGTATTCTTTAATAATAACCTGACTACAAACGTTAGTGATAACGTAGTAACTGTGGCACTGAGTGATAGTATTAATGTTGCTCAAAATGCTTCTGTTACAGGAACTTTGAGTGTAGGAAGTACTGTAAATGTACTAAATAATAAAGTTACTAACGTCGCAACGGCAACTTCCAACACCGACGCAACGAACAAGCGTTACGTGGATACCAGGTCAGTCGCAATGTCAATCGCACTTTCATAAAATTAATTAGGAGATATTCTTAAATGGCTAAAAAGCAACTCAAGAATTATGTTTTTACTCCTGGTCCTATTGGGGTTGGAAATGTAAAGGTTCTGGATAAGGTTCCACAAAGTGACCTTCTCTTAATCACTAATACAACAAGAAACGAGTTTTTATATAACTTCTCAGATCCGTCGAAGCAAATTCTTGTTGAATTTAGTGATACATTCGACTCAGACTTTCCGTATGCAAACGACGTATCAAATGGTGTAACCACCATCCACTTCCAATATGATACATCAGAGCAAAGTGCAACTGACGATATTCAAATCTTTGTTGAATCGGATGAAATTAAAGTAAGACCATTCAACTTTGGTACTGATGCTATTGAAAGAATAAGGGTTGCAACCCCGCAATCAATGATTGACGCTGACTTTGAGTATGGAATTCAGCCTACCAAGTGGCAAACCATTGATTTCATGAGAGGATATCCATCCATTTATGAGATTCCTGGATCTAACATTCTGCTCGATACTATTACTACGGATGCAAGTCAACCAACTAATAATGTTGGTGCATCACTCATTACCGTAATTACAAAAGAAGCTCACCAATTGCAACCAGGTGGACCAATCAGAATGATTGGTGTGGATGAATCTGTAAAAAATGCTAATCGTGCAGAAGGTTCATTTATTGTAAACACAGTTGCTAGTCCCACTGAATTTACATATTATGCAAAAGGACGAGTAGGAACTACATCTGGACAATCTCTATACACTACCTATGCAGCCCTTAAAAAAGGTGGATTCTATACTGGTGCAAATGTAGGTGCTCCTACATTTTCGATTCAGTCTAATGGTGTAACTGGAACATTTGTTTCCAAGTTCATCAACAAGTTAGGAACAAATAGACTTGCATATACAGGAACAAATAATGCAATCATTGGTGCACCTCTTATTGGTTCTGGTGTCCCAACAGGAGCTCAAATTACTGGTATTACAACAGCAACTGCATCTGTAACTTGCTCAGAGGATATATCAGCACCATCAAGTACAGTAAGAGTCAATAGTACATCTGGAATTGTTGTTGGTTCTGCCCTTAATGATGGTACTGGTGGAGCAACATTTGTAACCAATATTACTGGTAATGAATTAACATTGTCCAGACCACTATTGGTAAGTAAGGTAGGTACTGCAAATACTCTTGGTATTTTCACAGGAACCAATGAATTTGGTCAGGGAACTGGTGGAACATTCTTAGTAGAAAGACAAGAAGGTAGATATAGAATTGATATTAATGGTATTGGAACAGGCTATGCAGTAAATGATTTACTGAAGATTGCTGGTTCTGATCTTGGTGGTGACGATGGAACTAATGATTTATTTGTAAAAGTAACTGCAGTAAATGCAGGTGCCATTAGTTCTATACAATCAGCAAGCTTCATCTTAAATCAAGGTGATGCTGCATTATCCGAAACTAACTATCTGTTTGGAACTAGCTCATTCCTTGCAAACCCAACTGTAAATGCAGTTGACTCAATTCAAGTGGTTGTTGACCCAGCAGATACTTCAATCTATCCAAGTTTCAACTTTGGTTCTGGTGATTTTACTATTGAATCTTATGTCAATAGACAGAGACAGTCACATACTTCTGATGAAATACTATTTGATAGTAGAGTTTCTGGTGTGTCATCTTCACCAGTTGTTGGTATTAATACGTTAAACCAAGTAACATTAGGTATTGGTACTGAACAACTTATTTCAGAATCCACTGTTAGTGCTAATAGTTGGATTCACCTTGCACTAACAAGAAAACAAGGAACTTATAATCTGTTTGTTAATGGAACAAAGCAAAGTGGAGTCATCACTTCATCTTTAGCAATTGATGGTGAACCACTTACCATTGCTGCAGATTTTGCTAATGCAAATGGATTTTTTGGATACATCGACGAAACCAGAGTATCAAAAGTAGCAAGATATGATAGCAATTTCACTGTCAGAACATCACCATTCATAAAAGATGGTTACACATCTCTACTACTTCACTATGATGGTGTAAATGGTGCAAATAAGTTTGCAGATGGTTCATATGGTGATGCTGTTTCGAGCAAAAAAATATTTACTCAAGTAAGTGGTGTTACTACATCTACTGGTTTCGGTGCTCAGTTTGATGTTACAAGAGTTGGTGGTGCTACAACAGATTACCTCGTTTCTATTGCAGGTGGAAGTAATCAAACAGGTGCTGGATATTCTGCCACAGATAGTATTGTAATTGATGGTTCAACCATTGGTGGTGTTACTGTAACTAATGATTTAACCATTACTGCAACTACCGTTGGTAGTGGTGGTGAAATTGTTGCCTTTGGATTTACTGGACTCTCTGCTTCTGGTGATAATACTTATGCAACTGCAGCATCTACATCTGCTGCTTCTGGAGCAACCTTTAGTGTAGGAAAATCTGGTTCTAATTACACTGCAACTCCAATAACTCGTGGAACAGGATACGTTCCAGGAAATCAAATTAGAATTGAGGGTACTGATTTAGGTGGTGGATCAGCAAATGACTTGGTAGTCACAGTTTCGGAGACAACAAAAGATGGTCAGATTTATGCTGGTAGTGCTGGTGGATATGCTGGTATTGGATCAGTAACAGTTTCTGGAACTCCAATCCTTGGTGACCTTCTAGACTTCTTCCCATCAGTTTCTATATCTGAAACACTGACTAATGATGTTCCAGAGTCAACATCATATTCATTCTCTGCTGTTGCAAAAATTAAAGTAACCTTTAGTGCGAAGCACGGATTTGTTCCTGGAAATACAATCCTAACTTCAATCTATTCAACTGGAACTAACCACGATCTTGCATCTGGTCCTCACACAATTGAGTCCACACCAACTGAATCAGAAATTGTTTATACTGCAAGAGCAGCAGGCACTATTCAATCAACTGGTATTGGTGGTACGGTTTATCCAAGACCAGACTGCTTCTATGTACACAGACCATTTGATGGTGGTGTTCAATTGGGCACTCAGTCACCAACTCACGGAGCACAGGCAGTTCGTCAATCTAAGAAGTATATCAGATACCAGTCAGGTAAAGGTATCATGTATACCACTGGTACATTGTTTGCACCATCTTATGACTTAAGAAGTCTGGTTTCATCTGGTTTAGACGCAGGTGATGAAATTACCGTAACTACAGATGACACTAACCACAATCTTCAAGTCGGTGCAGAAGTTAGAATTATTAACGTAACCACTTCTGGATATAATGGTCACTATGTAGTATCCAGTATTATTGATGACATTACATTTACTGTAACTGCTAAGACTGCTCTTGGTAATACAACTGCTAAACTTGGAACTCAAGCACAGGTTTCACTTTATAAGTGGCAAGGTGCTACTGTTCGTGCTGGTGCATTTGATGACCAGAATGGAATCTTCTGGCAGTATGATGGTGTCAACCTAGCAGTTGGTTTACGTTCAGCAACTTATCAACTTGCAGGTACAATTTCTGCAAATAATAACTCGAACACAATTAGTGGTTCAAATACGAGATTCACCGAACAACTTCAAGCAGGTGATAAAATTGTCATCAGAGGTATGACACATACTGTTACCAGTATTACAAATAACACCTCTATGTCAGTTACACCAGACTACAGAGGAACTACAAATGTAACTGGTGCAAAGTATGCTCTGATTAATGAAATTATTATTCCACAAAGCACTTGGAATATTGATAAGGCAGATGGAACTGGTCCTTCTGGATATGAAATCAATGTATCTAAGATGCAAATGATTGGATTCCAATACACCTGGTATGGTGCTGGATTCATTGACTGGATGCTACGTGGTCCTTCTGGTGACTATCTGTTCATTCATAGACTGAAGAACAACAACAGAAACACCGAAGCATTCATGCGTTCTGGTAACCTACCTGTACGTTATGAAGTTATCAACGAAGGTGCTAAAACGAAGTTAGCAGAAAACATGGATGGTAACCAAACAACCATTCCACTAAATGATGCCTCACTTCTTCCAGAATCTGGAACTTTGTATATTGATAATGAACTTATCAACTATACTTCTAAGAATGGCAATACTCTAGAAGGTGCAACAAGAGCAGCAACCTTTGAAAACTTTGCTGCTGGTTCCACTAGAACTTATTCTGCTGGTCCTGCTGCATCTCACGTCGAGGGTACAGGTGCAATCTTTGTTTCTAACACTGCATCACCTGTTATCAGTCACTGGGGTTCTGCATATCTAACTGATGGATTATTCGATGCAGACCGTGGATACATCTTCAATTACCAGTCAATTGGTACTCTTATCACTGGACTTAAGACAACATCATTCTTGATTAGATTGGCACCTAGTGTTTCTAATGCAATTCTTGGAGATATTGGTCAAAGAGAACTAATCAATAGAGCACAACTTTTGATGGACTCTCTGGAATTCTCTCCAGTTAGTGGTTCTTCTAACCAGTCAGTTATTGTAGAGGGTGTTCTTAACCCATCTAACTACCCATCAGATCCATCCAGTGTTACCTGGACTGACCTAACCTCACCTGGTGTTGGTGGACAACCATCATTCGCACAAATTGCACAGGGTGAAGATATTGAGTGGGAAGGTGGTACTGCATCTACTAATGCGAATAACTCATTACAGCAGAACTACAGAACATCATATGTTCAGTTTAGTCGTACTGATGTTTCTTCAGTCAGAGTCAACTTTGTTGTTTCTGGTACTGACTCACAAAGTAGAGCAATCCCAGGTGGTACTAGAGTCACTGCTATCTACAATGACTTCTATACAAATGATGCAACTAAGCTAGTCTTTAGATTATCTTCTGCAACAAGACCTGGTAATGTTGGTCAGACGACATATACATTCACTGCACCAAACACTTCTGCTGCTCCTGGTGAAACTGTCTTCTCATTCGTTGGTTCAGCAACCGAAGACTCCAAAATTGACCTTTCAAAACTGAAAGAACTCAATAATACACCAATCGGTGGTTCAGGTACATTCCCTAATGGTCCTGATATCCTGGCAGTCAACGTATATAACACTGGTGGAAGTGACTTCACAGGTAACTTCATTCTGAAGTGGTCTGAAGCACAGGCATAAATATCTAATATAGAGGACATGTTGTATGGCATCAATATCAAGTCGTCAAGGTCTTATTGATTATTGTCTTCGCAGACTTGGAAAACCAGTTCTGGAAATCAATGTTGATGATGACCAGATTGGTGACTTGATTGATGATGCCTTGCAATATTTTAACGAAAGACATTATGACGGTGCTCAAAGGACTTTCCTAAAGCACCAACTGTCTAAAGAAAGAAAAGCAGCAATAAGAAGTTCAACATCAACACCAACAGTTAATTCCAATTCTCCAGCAACAGTTGGTATTAATACTCTTGGTGCTATGGAGTATGAAGAAGCAAACAACTTCTTAGAATTGCCAGACACTGTAATTGGTGTCAATAATGTATTCAAAGTAGACTCTAGCAGCATATCTAGTAGTCTATTCAATATCAAGTATCAAATATTTTTGAACGACTTATATTACTATGGTGCTCTAGACTTATTAAACTATGCAATGGTCAAGACTCATTTGGAGGATATTAGTAGACTTCTAACACCAGATGTTCAAATAAGATTTAATAAAAAGCAGCATAGACTGTATATGGACATTGACTGGGAGCATGTCAGTGATGACCAGTACATTATATTGGATTGCATAAGAATTCTAGACCCAGCAGAATTCACTTCTGTGTATAATGATTGGTGGTTAAAGAGATACGCAACAGCACTAATCAAGAGACAGTGGGGTCAAAACCTTATCAAATTTAATGGGGTCCAATTACCTGGTGGTATTACCCTGAATGGAAGAGAAATTTATGAAGATGCAGTTCAAGAAATAGAGAAACTAGAGGAAGAACTTCATAATGATTATGAACTTCCACCAATGGACCTGATTGGTTGATATGGCACCGTTAAATTCTTATTTTTTACAAGGTTCACCTAGTGAACAGAGATTAGTCCAAGACTTAATCAATGAACAGTTAAGCATATATGGGCAAGATGTTGTCTATATGCCTAGAAAGATTATTAATGAGCAGAAAATCATCAAGGAAGTTATTGTTTCCAAGTTTGATGATAGTTTCCGCATTGAGGCATATATTTCAACATTCGATGGATTTGGTGGAAACGGGGATATCCTGAGTAAGTTTGGAGTAAGAAGCACAGATGAGATTACCTTTGTAATCTCAAAGGAAAGATATAATGAGTTTATTACTCCAAAAATCAATCTATTTAAAGATGAAGTAAAGACTGCCGAAAGACCACAAGAGGGAGACTTAATATATCTACCACTTGATAACAGTTTATTTGAGATTAAGTATGTAGAAGCAAAAGCACCTTTCTATCAACTCAATAACCTTTATGTTTATGAGTTACGTTGTGAACTCTTTGAATATGAAGATGAGATTATTGACACTGGTCTCGATGAAGTTGATGAGAGTGTAAAAGACTTTGGTTACACATCAACAATTACTATGGTTCAGGAGGGTGCTGCTGGTGCAGGTCTTTCTGCACGACTCATGTCTGATGTATATCCAACAGTAACTGGCAAGTCTGTTCACTATATTGATATCTTAAATGGAGGTCATGGATATAAGACACCTCCAGTCATAAGATTCCAGAAACCAGGTGGATTTGGTGTAAGGGCAGAAGCAGAAGCAGTTCTCGATAGAGGTTCTATTGATAAAATCTTAATTACAAATCCTGGTATAGGATATACATCTCCACCATCAGTAACTATTGTTAGTAAAACAGGTACTGGTGCTATTACAACATCATTGATTGCAGATGGTGTTCTTGCACCACTAACAATCACCTCTGGTGGTGTAGGATATTCTAGTGCTCCTGATATTACAATTCCAGGTCCTATCGACCCGAATTCACCATTTGCAATGCCTGCTATAAATGCGGCAGTTGCAGAATCAGTAATAACTGCATCTGGTATATTAACTGCAACTAAGTATTCAAATGCTGGAGCAAACTATCATCTAGTTGGTTCAAATCCAGCAATAACAGTTGAATCTCCTGTTGGAATTTCTACAGGTGGATTTGCTTTCAATGAAGTAGTAACTGGATCTACCTCTGGAACTACTGCATACGTTAAAGATTGGAATCACGATACAAGAAAACTTAAAGTTGCTATTATCAGTGGAAACTTTGCTATCGGAGAAGCAATCGTTGGTGCGGCAGGAAGTCATAAAGTTTATTCAATCGACACCGATGATCTTTATGATGCATTTGCTGATAATGACAACATTGAAGCAGAAGCAGACCAGATTATTGACTTTACCGAAAGAAACCCATTTGGTGAGCTCTAAATACTATATAAATGCTACAGTATTGAAATGCTTGGTTCATACTCATATCACGAAATAATAAAAAGAACCATCATTGCTTTTGGTACGTTATTTAATAACTTGTACATAAAGCATAAAGATGGGGATGGAAACGATCATAGTTTGATGAAAGTTCCCATCTCATATGGTCCTGTGCAGAAATTTCTGGCAAGACTAGAAGAGAAGCCAGACCTGAGAAATAGGGTTGCAATTACTCTACCAAGAATGTCATTTGAGATGACCAGTTTTGAGTATGACCCTTCCAGAAAAGTTTCTACTATACAACAATTCCAAGCAAATACAAGTAATGGTCCAGTACAGGTTTACATGCCTGCACCATATAATATTGGAATTCAACTTAGTATTATAACTAAGTATCAAGATGACATGCTCCAAATTATCGAGCAGATTCTTCCATACTTCCAACCTCATTTTAATCTTCCAGTAGACTTAGTAAGTACAATCGGAGAAAAAAGAGACATACCAGTAGTTCTGCAGGGAATTACTATGGAAGATGATTATGAGGGTGATTATTCAACTAGAAGAAGTTTAGTATACACTTTAAATTTTATTGCCAAGACATCAATCTTTGGCAGAATTCCAGAAGAAGGAAAAATTATTAAGAAAGTACAAGTTGATTATTATACAGATACAGTAAGAGATAATGCTTCTAGACAGTTGAGATATACTGTTGAACCTAGAGCAGTCAAAGACTACAACAATGATAATACAACAACACTAGAAGAGGCAATTGATAATAATGACACAATCCTCCAGGTATCCGATGCAACATCCTTAGTTGAAAAAGGATACATTCAAATAAATGAAGAGTTGATGTATATTAAAGAAATCTCTGGTAATTATTTGACTGTTCTTAGAGCACAAGACAATACATTACCATTAGAGCATGGCATTGGGGATGTTGTTAATATAGTCAACCAGCAGGACGATGACCAGATTGCATTTGGTGATGACTTTGCATTTGATGAAGAAACTTTTGATTTCGGTGATGGTCGTGTATTCAGTCCAAGAAAGGATGGTGACGTATGAAAAGTGATTTTGATGCAATAAATGATTCTTTAGAAATTGAATCTACATTGACTCCAGAAGTAATAAAACCAAATACTTCATTAAGGAAAACACCAAAGAAGGGTGAGGAAGAAACTGATTACGATTATGACTATACGAGGGGTCAACTCTATAGTTTGATTGAAAAGGGGCAAGAGGCAATTGATGGAATCATGGATATTGCTCAACAGTCAGATTCCCCTAGAGCATATGAGGTTGCTGGTCAATTAATTAAAAACGTGGCAGATACCACAGATAAACTTCTCGACTTGCAAAATAAATTAAAGAAATTAAAAGAAGAAGATTCAAATGCACCAAAGAATGTAACTAATAATAATACTATGTTCGTTGGATCTACTGCAGAACTACAGAAATTGCTGAAGAATAGCATTCCACCTATTGAAGATTCTAAATAGTTAAAAATTGTTTCCAGAAAATGAAAACATTTGCGGATTTTATAAATGAATCGAAAAGTGGTGATAGTTCTCTGCGTGACTGGTTTAGCAAGAGTAGCTCTTCTGATGGCACCCCTGGTTGGGTTCAGTTGGGTGGCAAATATGCAGGAAAACCCTGTGCAAAGCAACCAGGACAAACAACCAAACCAAAGTGCGGTTCTAGTAAAATGAAAGCAAACCTCTCCGATGAGGAAGAGGAAAAAGCATTCAGACGCAAGAATCGTGAAGATGGTGATGCTGATAGAAAGGGTAAGGCAAAGAATGTTGCAACTGAAGAGACTGTATTAGAAAAAGCAGGTGAAAAAGATGCTTGTTATAAAAAAGTAAAATCACGTTATAGAATTTGGCCTTCTGCTTATGCTTCTGGAGCACTTGTAAAGTGCCGTAAAGTTGGTGCTGCCAATTGGGGAAATAAAACAAAGAAAGAAGAATTTTCTCCAGAAACACCTAGAATAGATGAGGCATATACAAAGCTCCAAGAAAGAGGAAAGACCTATCATGTTAGGTTGAATTGGAGAGGAAAATACTTAGGTATCCAATTATTCTTCCCACAATTCAATAGACCTACTAAAATGCAGGTCAGTTCCGAGATAGAAAAAATCTACCCAGGAGCATTAGTGATTTCCTATCAACCAAATTTTAGGGATCCTACCAAAGCATTCTTATACGCAGGTACAGAAAATGAATCCAGAAGAGATTAAACTTGAAACTCTATCTAAGAATTTCGAGTATGAAAAACTAAGTAGAGAAATTGACGGATGTGACAGCATCTCAGAACTTAAAAACATAGCAAAGTGCTATGCAAAAATACATTTGAAATATCAAGAAACAGTATCTAGTTTGAATTTTGAAGCATTATGACTGAAAAGCATTATAAAGGGAATCCCAATCTAAAAGCAGAGAACGTCCAACAAGAGTTTACACAGGAACAAGTTCAAGAGTTCCTAAGATGCAGAGAAAACCCAGTTTACTTTGCAATGAATTATGTAAAAATTGTCTCTCTGGATGAAGGTTTGATTCCTTTTGAAATGTATGATTTTCAGAAAGAACTAATTACTAATTTTCATGAGCATAGATTTAATATTGCAAAACTACCTAGACAGACTGGAAAGTCAACTACGGTAGTTTCTTATTTGCTACATTATGCTTTATTCAATGATAACATTAGGATTGCAATCCTAGCAAACAAAGCAGAGACGGCAAGAGAACTTCTGCAAAGATTGCAACTTTCCTATGAAAATTTACCCAAGTGGTTGCAGCAAGGTGTTGGTTCTTGGAATAAAGGTTCTCTAGAACTTGAGAACGGTTCCAAGATTATTGCTGCTTCCACATCTAGTTCTGCTGTCCGAGGAAATTCATTTAACATCATCTTCCTGGACGAATTTGCGTTTATTCCAAACCACATTGCAGAGCAATTCTTCTCGTCTGTATATCCTACTATTTCTTCTGGTAAAACAACCAAAGTTATTATCATTTCTACCCCCAACGGGATGAATATGTTCTACAAACTTTGGCATGATGCAGAGAGGGGCAATAATGGATATAGACCATTGGAAGTGCATTGGAGTGCAGTTCCTGGACGAGATGCTAAATGGAAAGAAGAAACTATACGAAACACTTCAGAAAGGCAATTCACACAAGAATTTGAGTGTGAGTTCCTTGGATCTGTTGATACCTTAATTGCACCATCTAAATTAAGGTCATTAGTTTATGCAGACCCAATAAAAAGAAATAAAGGTCTTGATGTATATAAAGAACCGATAAAAGACCATAATTATATGATAACGGTTGACGTTGCCCGAGGAACAGGAAAGGACTACTCAGCATTTATCGTTTTTGATATAACAAATATCCCATATGAAATCGTAGCAAAATATCGAGATAATGAAATAAAACCAATGCTTTTCCCATCAATTATTGATAAGGTTGGAAATGCATATAATAAATCATTTGTTTTGGTGGAAGTCAACGATATTGGAGAGCAAGTATCAAACATGCTTCAATTTGACTTGGAGTATGAAAACCTCCTCATGTGTGCTATGAGGGGTCGTGCTGGTCAATTGGTTGGGCAAGGATTTTCTGGTAAGAAATCTCAACTTGGTGTCAAAATGTCAAAGACTGTTAAAAAAGTTGGATGCTCTAACCTCAAAACAATTATCGAAGATGATAAGATTGCCATAGGTGATTATGATATCATCTCTGAATTAACAACATTCATTCAGAAATCACAAACTTTTGAAGCAGAAGATGGTTGCCATGATGACTTAGCAATGTGCTTAGTTATCTTCTCTTGGTTGATTGTTCAACCATACTTCAAAGAAATGACTGATAATGATATCAGAAAAAGAATTTATGAAGAACAGAGGGACCAGATTGAAGCAGATATGTCACCGTTTGGATTTATCAGTGATGGGTTAGGAGGTGAAGAGTCGTCCTTTGTAGATACGAATGGTGATAGATGGCACGCTGACGAGTATGGTGATAGGTCTTATATGTGGGAATATAGATGACAGAAGATTTTGACTTAGACGGTTTTTTATTATCAGAAAGAAAGTGTAGAGTTTGTGGGGAAGTAAAAGACTTGATAGATGGTTTTTATAAAACAAGAAAAACCAGAAGTGATGAGAATGCATACTCTTATGAATGTAAGGAATGCACAAAAAAACGAGTTGCTAATGCAAGAAAAGTGGTCGTCAATAAAATGACCACAAATATCTTTGGTAGGTGGGAATATCCAGACTGGTAAAGGGTTCCCCATTATTCCCCATTT